CGGCTCGCAGACGTTGTGGCTCAAGACGTGGTTCATCGATAAGACGGTGACGGCGGACGAAGATCCGGGGTATCAGCCGGAGGACTGGGGCTTCATCCAGTCGATGCTGTGGGATAACCCGTATCTAATGGACGCGGACGGGACGTGGACCACCTACGCGAAGCGGTTGTCGTCGTTGGGGCCGGATCGGGCGCGGCAGATGCTCCGGGGCGACTGGGACGCGATTGCCGGCCAGTTCTTCACGGAGTTCTCCCGGCAGACGCATGTGGCCGACCTGGGGCCGATGGCCGAGGGGATGCAGTGGTTCCGGTGTCTGGACTGGGGCTACAACGCGCCGGGCGTGTGCTACTGGGTGGCGTGTTTGCCAGATGGGCGGCTGTATGTCCGGCACGAATACACGTTCCGGCAGACGATTGCGGCCGAGGTGGCGAAGGAGATTCGCCGGCAGACACGGGAGCTGGGGGCGGAGATCCGGTATACCGCGGCCGACCCGGCGATGTTCAACAAGACGGGCCACATTGGCGAGTCGATGGCCGAGACGTTCGCCAAGCACGGGGTGCCGCTGAAGCCGGCGAACCATGACCGGGAAATCGGCTGGCAGCGGGTGCGGCACTGGCTTCAGGTGGCGCCAGATGGCAAGCCCTGGCTGGTGCTCCATCCCTCGTGCGGGTATCTGATTCGGACGCTGCCGGCGCTGGTGTCGGACGAGCACAAGCCCGACGACGTGGATACGACCGGGGACGACCACGGCGCGGATGCGCTGCGGTATGGGCTGATGTCCCGCCCGGCGCCGACACAGTTCTTGGAGGCGAAACGGGTGCCGGGACCTGGGTCGGCGGGGGCGCTGATGGCCGAGGCGGTGCGGGACGCGAAGGCGCGGCGGGTGCTGGGCAGTCGGAATGTGCGGAGGACGGCATGACGGTGCGGGAACAGATGCGCGCGGCCTATCTGGCGTCCGGGAAGAGCCAGATGCGGATTGCCCAGGAATCCGGCGTCCACCACCGGACGGTCTACAAGATGCTGAAAGGCGATAACGTCACCGTCGCCAATCTCTTCGCCGTGGCGTGCGTGCTGAACATCGAGGCGATCCAGGTGCCGACCCGACCCACCTCGTAATGTCAAACGTTTGACGCTGGATACGATAACGTGCGGGGGACGTGGCAGAGTCTCCCGAGAAGGGTCCATCGCTTCCCACAGAGGGTCCGGGATCGTTCGCGTTCTGGCGCGGCGAGGCGGATCGGTCGGCGCAGTTCTGGAAAACGCTCGCCACCAAGCGGAAGTGGGACGAGAACGTCCAAGCGTATCTCGGCCAGACGCTCGATAGCGCCCCGTCGTCCGATACGGTCGTCGTCCCGAAGGAATACTCGAAAGTCGAGCAGAAAAGCTCCCTGCTCTTCTTTCAGGTGCCGGAAGTCACGCTCACGGCCAAGCAGCCGGGCCTCGAACCGGCGATTCCCGTCTTTCAGGCCGTTCTCAACGACAAGCTGACGAACGAGATCAACGCCTCGGCGCTCATGGCCGAGCTGTTGTTCGACGTGCTGTGCCCGGCCGGTATCGCCGCCTCGAAAATCGGCTACGAGGTCGAGCAGGACGGGATGTCAGTCGTCCAGCAGCCGGCGATGGACCCCACGGGCCAGCCGATTGTGGACCCCATGACGGGCCAGCCGGCCATGATGCCGGTCCCGGTCCCGAACATCGTCCACGAGAAGTATTTCTGGGAGCGCATCCCGGTCAAATCGCTGCTGATTCCGGTCGATTTTCACGGATCGGACTTCGACAAGGCGCCGTGGCTCGGGTTCAAGTTCGAGACGGACATGGCACTCGCCGCGCGCACCTACAAGGTCTCGAAAGACCTCCTCAAGCCGTCCAAGAACGACTCCACGCGCCTACAGGCGGATCTGAAGCACGAAGATCCGGCCGGCGAGAAGGTCTGCGGCTACGAAATCTGGTATCGCGCGGCGCTGTATCACCAGGATGTCGCCAATACCGAGCTGTTCTATCAGCTCGTGTGGTTCGACGGCATGGAGCAGCCCGCCGTGATGCGGCCATCGCCGTATCAGGTGGTCCAGAACGGCAAACTGACTGGCGGGATGCGGGGCAACCCGATCCACCTCCTGACGCTGCGGTATGTCAGTGATCAGGCGGTGCCGCCGTCGGACGTGTTCATGTCGCGGGCGCTCTCGGAGGAAATGTCCAAGAGTCGCACGCAGATGATCCAGCAGCGGGATCGGGCGCGGCCGATCAACGGCTACGACCCGGCGCAGATCCCGAAGGACGCCGTGGACAAGATGGTCTCCGGCGACTATCAGGAGTGGATTCCCATTCCCGGTTTTGGCACGCAGCAGGCCGCCGCGGGCCCGATCACGCAGGCGTCCTTCCCGCGTGACAACTTCTCGTTTGCGGACGTGATCGAGCGCGACATCGAAGAAGTCTGGTCGATTGGCGCGAATCAGCAGGGGTTGCAGAGCCGGCGCGGCCAGACGGCCACCGAGGCGTCGATCCAGAACTCGGCCACACAGACCCGCATGAAGCGGGAACAGACCCGTGTCGCGCAGTGGTTCGTCAAGGGCGTTGAGAAGCTCGGATCGCTGATCCAGATGTTCGCGGACGATCCCGATTACGTCGAGGTGGTCGGCCCGGACGGGATGCGGAACCTCCAGACGTGGGACAAGACGGCCATTCAGGGCCGCTTTGCCTACTCGGCCAAGCCGGACAGCACGTTGCAGCTCGACGCGGCGTTCGACAAGAAGAACGCGCTGGACGAATACCAGTTCTTCCGCAAAGACCCGCTCGTGAATCCGCAGTATCTCTTGCAGCGGACGGCCCGGCGCATTGGCGCGGACCCGGCGCAGTTCGTCGCGCCGCCCCCGCCGCCTCCTCCGCCTCCGCCCCCGCTGCCGAGTCTCAAGGGCGATGATCTGAACCCGTTCAATCCGCAGTATCCGAACGTCTACGCGATTCTCACCGCGCATGGCGTGCAGGGACTCACGCCGCCGCCCACGCCCGAGCAGAGCGCGATGCAGATGGCGCGGCAGATTCCCGCGGCGCAGACCGAACACGGCGGGATGCAAGAGAAAGCGGAGCCGCTGAGCAAGCATCAGGCGGAACAGACCGGTAAGCTGCCCGGCGCCGGCATGGCGCTCTCTCCAATGGGGTAATGACATGGACTTTCTCGAAGAATTGCTCAGGCTGACTCGCCAGGCCGCGGCCCGTCCTCGCACTGGATCGGTGCGACCATCAGCGACTCCCGTGATGGCCCCGGCAATGGCTGTCTCGCCTGAACTTCAGACGGAAAAGCCATTACCGGAGATGGTGATGAAACCGGATGTCCCGCTTCCGCCGATGAAGTCAGACGTGGAAGCCCCGATGAAAGATGGCGCGGGGACGATTCCGGGTATGCCGCTCGGTGGATCGGTAAAAGCCGCGCGGCGACTTCGGTGGTGAACGGCACTCGTGCGATGAGCGACGTCTGCACCTGCGATCAGTGCGGCAAGGAGCTCCAGATCGGGGACTGGCCGATCTGTCCACACGGCCGGCCGTCGCTGAAGGTGATTCAGGACTCAATTCCCGGTGGGCTGACCATCGAGAACATGGGCCATGAGCCGGTGACGGTCTACAGCCATTCGGAACGGCGCGATCTGATGCGCGCTCGGGGGCTGAAAGAACAGGTGCGACACGTTGGAGCGCGGGGATCGGACAAGAGTCCGCATACCTCGCGGTGGGTGTAGGGGGAACGATGGAGAGGACAACCGGCACGATTCTCGGGCCTGATGGCGCACCGGCAGAGGTGCCGACCATCGTGCTTGACGATGACGCGGCGCGGACGTTCCGCGAATACAAGAAGGTGTTGCAGCGACTCGGGCTGAAAGAAGCCCTCTACTGCAACGAGTGTTGGGATCGGAACCTGGATCACGGCTGCGAAGCCTATGTCACGTCGAGTCAGATCGTCGTGAAGTGCCGCTGCCGGATTCGGTTCCATCAGGGGTTCTCGGTCTAGAGGGATACCGATGAGCGACATGGACTTTACGGGCGTCATGGACGGACTCGCCAGCGGCGAGGCGTCGGCTGGGTCGCCGCCAGCCACCAACGAACCCGAGTCGGCGGAGGCGAGCGCCTCTACCGCAGAGTCGTCCGCGTTAGCGACGGCCCCGGCGACGGTTCAGGAAGCCACGACGGATGCTGACCCCACGGTGGGGCAGATGATTCCGTACGCACGCTTCCGCGAAGTGAACGAGGAACGGTCCTCGTTCAAGGGCAAGCTGGACAAGCTCGCATGGGCGGAACAACTGCCGGAGCACGCCGGGCCGGTCATGTCGGAGTTCTATCGGAACTTCGCCAGCGACCCCATCGGCACCCTGATCCGGGAGGTGGAGTCCATCGCGCAGTCCGATCCGAATCACGCGCAAGCCGTCAGATCGGCGGCGGCGCGGTGGCTCGGCGCGGCGCGCGGGGGACAGGCGCAGGATGTCATGCCGGAGCCTGATCTCCAGGCGCAGGACGGCACCCTCGTCTATTCCGCCCCGCAGGCGCAAAAGCTGATGGAGTGGCGGGAACGCCGTCTCCAGCAGAACATCGCGCAGCAGATCCAGCCGTTGCAGCAGCGCGCGGCCGAAGCCGAGGCCCAGAGGATACGGGCCGAGATTCAGTCGAACGCGGACCAGTGGGCGCAGCAGACCTACGCCCAGTGGAAGCAACGCCCGCACTTCGAGGAACACAAACGGGAGATCGCGGCCCTCATGCAGCAGCACGGCTATGGCATCGCGGATGCCTACGCTGATGTGCTGACCCAGAAGGTGCTGCCGAAAATCTCGGCGTCGGAACGGTCGTCGGTTGTGGCGGCGCTACAACACAAGGCCGGGGCGGGCACCACGAATCCCGCACGCGGCCCCGCGCAGGGTCAGCCTCGTCCGCGAGACTTCGCAGAAGCGATGCGGAACCTGACCAGCGCGGCCGGATAGTCCGTAGGAGACCGCAATGGCAGATCCCAACCAGGGACAGCTCATCGCGACGGCATGGGAGAACGTCATCGGGTCCAGCCCGAATGACAACATCTTCACGTCGCGTGCGCTGTTCTACGCCCTCGGTGACAAGGGCTTCAAGGAAGAGGCCGATGGTGGCCGTCTGATCGAGTTCCCGCTGGAATACGCGGAGAACTCGACCTTCAAGTCGTATGACGAACTCGAGCAGCTTGACACGACCCGTGTCAACGTGTTCGATTGCGCCCGCTACGACTGGAAGATCCACGCCGGCACGGTGGTGTTCTCCGATCTGGAGAAGCTGCGGGTGCAGGCCCGCTCGGGCAAGTTCGACTACATCAACGAGAAGCTGAACAACGCGAAGGATTCGCACATCGCGAACCTGAACCGCGCCGGCTACCTCGACGGCACGGGCAACGGCTCGAAGGACATCGACGGGCTGAGCAAGATCATCCCGACCACGCCCACCACGGGCACGGTCGGCCAGATCAACCGCGCCACGTTCTCGTTCTGGCGCTCGAAGGCGGCCTCGGGCACCAAGTCCTCGACCGCGTTCGACAACCTCCGCTCGACGATGCGCTCGGTTTACAACCAGTGCAGCAACGGCGGCACGGAGTTCCAGCCCACGGCGGCCCTGACCTCGCGCACGGTCTTTGAGGGCTTCGAGGGGCTGCTGACCACCTACGAACGCTACAACAAGGACGGTGGTCCGCGTGGCGCGGTGATGGACTTCAAGAACAACGCGCTCCAGTTCAAGGGCGCGAACGTGTTCTACGACGAGGACTGCTCGCCGACCGACTCGCTCTACTTCGTCAATCCCAAGTTCCTGAAGATGGTCTATCTGAAGGGCGCGTGGATGAAGATGAAGGACGCCGTGGAGCCGTCGAACCAGCTCTCGCAGGTGTATCGCCTGTTCACGATGGCGAACATGGCGACCAACAACTCGCGCCGGCTCGGCGTGGTCTACAGCATCACCTAACCCTTCCGATCATGCAGTCCCGCTGACACGGGACTTAGGAGACAGCATCATGCAGTGGCAGACGGTCAACGACGGCTCCAAGCCGGACATCATTCTCTGCACCTTCAAGAACTCGGCGACGGCGACCCTCACGGCGACGGCGGCGACGATTGCGAAGGGCGAGCCGGTGATCCTGGCGACGGCGACGGCGAGCGCGAACGGCATCTGGGTGCAGCGCGCGGCGACGGCGACGAACGCCAGCAACAACCTGTACGTGGGCAACGTCCACGACTTCCCCGGCACCTCGACGGCCAAGACCTGGCAGGCCGAGGATGTGGGCCTCGTGCAGACCTACGGACTGGATACCGACGCGGTGATCCAGCTTCTCACCTCGGCGCAGGATGCGGGCCAGATCCTCATCCCGAACAGCATTCGCTGCCTGATTGCCAGTGGTCCTCCGACCACCACGGCGTCGGCCACGGGTGTGTCTGGCGTGAACGGCATCGCGGGCCTCGCGGTGCTGGCGTCGTCGGTGGTGTCGAGCGCGGCGACCTCGACGGGCACGGCGTACGTGTTCGTTCGCTGCATGTAGCGTGAGTGGGGCGGGCTTCGGCTCGCCCCCTCCGTTCCTTTAGGGGGGACGATGCGACTCTGGCGATGGCTGACCGATGATCGGGTGGCCTTTAGTGACGACGGCGTGGAACGCTGGTTTGTGGCCTGCACGGGCTGCCAGCGGATTCGTCCGTATTACGAACTCGTGGCGCCCAAAGCTGACGCGGTGATGATGTGTCCGGCCTGCGGCGAACGGCATGTCAAGCCGGCGATTGTGCGGAGTTGGCTGCGAGGCTTCTGGCTCGTGATGGTCAAGGGCTATCTCTGGCGGCACCTGATTCTTCGCAAGGCCCACCAGCAGCAGTGGGATCCGCGGATGCCCTATCTCCGCACGGAGTTCGGGGGCTTCCGGTGACGAAGATCCTTTTTGGGATTCCCGTATTCACGCATGTGCTGCCAAAGCCGATGGAAACGTTCCTGGCGATGGCGGTAGCGGCGGGAGACCAGCTCCACGGCAAGGTGGAGTTGTCGGTGCGCGTCCACGCCCGAGACTCGCTCGTGACGGCCATGAACACTTACGGCCAGCTCGTGCTGGACCACGGCTTCGATGCCCTGATCATCGCGGACGATGACTGTCTGCCGCCGTTCGATGCGATTCCGCGTCTCGTGGACCATCTGCACGCCGGCCGCGATTACGTCTCGACTGTGGGCTACATGCGCGGGTATCCGCACACCACGACGATTGGTCGCTATCTGAAGCATGGCGTGTCGGCGGTGCAGACGCCCTATGGCGTGGAGTGGAAGGGCTTTCAGTGGCTCGACAACCTGGACGGCGCCCCGCCGCTGCTGGAGGCAGACTTCTGCGGCGTGCCGCTGGCGTTGATGTCTCGCCGCTGTTTCGAGAAGGGCGAGGTGCCGTGGTTCGGCACGCAGATGCCGGAAGGCTCCTGCACGCACGACATCTTCTTCGCCAAGCGGATGCAGGCGGCCGGGATTCCGGTGCTGGTGGATACCACGATCCGATGCGGCCACCTTGCGGACCCCGCCATCATTGACGAAACGTCGCGGCACATCGCGCGACAGGTGGGTCAGGAAATCGTGAAGCGACAGCAGGAGGCGGCGTAGGTGGAGATTACGCCCTTCCTCCCGTTCAAGCTGCTGCGCCACTCGGGTCGGGTGGTGTCGATGCTGGCCGGGGAACCGACGTTTCCGGTGTCTGTGGAAATCGACCTCTCGAACGTCTGTAACCACGGCTGTCCGTGGTGTTCGTTCAATGGGTTCAGGCAGGAGAACTGGGTGACGCTGCCCGGCGCGCGGGCGCTGACGCTGCTGGACGAACTGAAAGAGTGCGGCGTCGAATCGGTGACGTTCACGGGCGGCGGGGAGCCGCTGGTCCACCAGCAGGCGGCCGACATCTTCCAGCACGCGGCGGAGCTCGGGCTGTCGTTCGGCGTCGTCACCAATGGCCGGCGTCTGGAAGGGCGCGTGGTCGATGTGCTCGCGGCCCATGCGACGTTCGTCCGAGTGTCGCTGGATGCCGGTTCGGCGCAGTCGCACCAGATGCTCCACGCGACGGCTACGCCGGAATACGAGCGCATCCTGAAGCACATGGCGGCGCTGAAAGCGAAGGGTGGCGCGCGGCTGACGCTTGGCGCGTCCATGTGCGTGTTCGACGTGAACCGGCACGAGATTCCCGAGGCGGCGGCGCGGGTGAAGGCGACCGGGGCCAACTACCTCGAAGTGCGGCCGGTGTTCCCGACTGAGTGGCGCGGGGGCGGCTTCGGGAATCCGCTGTCGGCCGACATGGTGGAGAGCGCGCAGGCGTCACTGGCCGAGGCGAAGGACACCCACGACGGCGACGGGTTCCGCGTGATCGGCATGATCCACCGCTTCGACCAGGTGCTCGACCAGACGAAGCCCTACGGCCGGTGCCACATCGGCCCGATCACGACGGTGATCAACGCGGACGGGCACATCTACCACTGCTGCATTCAGCGGGGGATGAAGGACTTTCGCGCGGGATCGGTGCTCAATACTCCGTTTCGCGAGGTGTGGATGAACCAGCAGCAGCGGGACATGCAGGCATCCATCGACGTGACGAAGTGCCCGCCCTGTCGCTACGACGGGTATAACCAACTGATCGAGCAGGCATACCTTCGGGACGGTATGCATGCAAGTTTCCTGTAGGGGGCGTGATGGCCGAGAAAGACAAGATCGCAGAACTCGAAGCGAAGGTGAAGGAAATGGCGGCCGTGCTGGCGGCGGCCACCGAGGCGCTGACGGCGCAGCAGTCGCGCGTCGATCCCGGCCTCGAGGCCGTCAAGATGTTGGCGCAGCAGAGCGCCCCAGCCGAGAACAAGAACTACAACGAGGTCGGCCCCTTCACGTATCCCGAGGGCGAGCGCGTGCGCCCGAAGCCGCGCCTTTCGCGGCCGACGTTCTTCGGTGGCGCCCGGCAGAGCGACGAGATGTTGACGCCGCTGGAGGTGGATCTGTTCAACAAGATCGACTCCACGCGCGTGAGCCGCGGCGG